CGGAATGATTATATCTTCCCGCCAAACCAAAGAATAAACGTTTCATAAAATAGCTCCTCCATTGTAAAAATACGACATAACATCTTCTGGTGGTATAGAACCAGATACCGCTTGAAGTACTAACGGATCTACATCTTCAGGTTGAAATTTATAATGCATCTTTTGACCATCGAGCAGCACTTCTAACGATGCATCAGAGAGAACGTCTGACGATTGGAGAGCCCTCAAGATGTTGGCGGACTCCAAATCCTTTTTATCAGACAACCAATTAATAACATCTCGTTCCCACAGCTCTATTTCATCCTGTAGCTGCCGTCCCGTATAGAAAAGATATTTGTCAAACAACATGGCTCTTAAATCCTCAAAAACAGGCATCCTTTTATAGAAAGTCTCTTCTCTATTTTTAAAACCAATAGTCCAAGTAAACATCCTTTTAAAAGAATCTATACCCCATTCATTGGATAGAATACCTGACAAATAGGTGTTAGCATTAGGATATAACTCTATGCCGTCACCTTTATCTACACAAGACAAGCCTCCTATTGCTGCTCCTTCTTCGATGCTACACCGGAGATATTTCGAAAAAGTGTAGCCTCTTAATCTAGATAGTACTTCTAGATATAGCGATTCCGAGTTCATACAAATGACGTTATCATCACCGAAAGATATGACTCCTACATCTGTACCCCCGACAGTGAGAATTTCATTTGTCTCTACTTCGCTATAGTGAGTCTTTTGCCTCTCACCTATATCAAAAGCACATCTAGATAGGCCAATCAAAATCAGCGTCGCATTATCTAATTTTCCAAAATCAGCTACGAAAGCGATTCCGGACGTAAGACCTTGGTCAGACTCTGATCTGGTTGGCTGATAAGACCATAATGGATCGGTAAATTTCTTGCTAGTACCGGCGGCCAGATAAGGTGCGTGAAGTTGCATCTTGGCCAACTTAATCAAAGCTGGATGACACCAGTTGATTTGGTCTAGAGCCATATCCATAACAGAAGATTGACGTGACTGATCATAATTAGAGGTATCGACAAAGATGTGATACTTATACTTGTTCATCTTCTCCTTTAAGTTGACATGATCAGTATGCTTGAAAGCAAAAGTATACTTCTCATAATAATGAGCTCTAATCATCGAGAAAAGGCCCGTCAAAATAAAG